GGCAGGCATCAACAGGGATAATCAAGGCTGTTGCATATAACAAGTTGAAAAGCGCATATTTGGATCAACGAGCAAATCAATCAATAATTGAGACACTGGATCATTATCCTGATGATTCAACAAACCTTTATATTCTTTTAAAGCAACTACTTGAAGGTTATGGTATCGCTGATATTGGCGAAGAAGAATTAAATATATTGCATAACAGAATGGAGGTTGGGGTTGAAGCTCGCGGCGTTCGTAAAGCAGAGTATATATGGGATCCTGTAGGAGGAGAGTATTATTGGAAAACTTTGTATGGCCATTATTTTACAGTATATGAAAAATATGTAAAAATCCATTTCCCCTCTGATTGGATAAGTGGGGGGCAATATCGTTTTATATTAAAAACAAAAAGACTTCTGAATGCAATTAGTGCAACATTTTCAGAACAAAGAAATCCATGTCCCTCATATCCAAACGATTATGGTAATTATGCAAATATTGGTATTTCACTACATGGTGCGGGATATACACCACCTGCACAAGGTTGTTATCTTCCAGATTTTATTATCAGTAATCATCCTTATGCTAAATATTTTCAAGGTTGTTATGAAATAAAAAAGACAGATGGAACTGTTATTGCAACATTTCCCGCTATGACAGAATTTGATAATTATAATACTGAAGCAAATTATCATACAAATTTTATGACAGATATATATTCTGAAGAATTTACTTCTGATAATAGCGGAATAGTTCTTTATGTCCATATGCCTGTTGGGTTTGATCCGGATTTTCTTTATGACGATCATTTAGATGTAACAACAATTTATGATTTTACTGATAGAATAATGCCTACAATAAGTGATTTTATTACAACTCATGCATATTTTGATGCTGAAGGAACTGCAATATATGCAAGACATCTTGGTGGAGATATAAATGAAATAGTTGTAAGTAAATCGGAATTTGAAAACATATCTGAAGATATTACATTAAGAGATCTTCAATCAGCAGTTTTTGAAGCAAACTGTCAGTATGGCAAACTTGACAGAGTGACAGACCTTTTCGCAGGCATCGAACTAAACGAGGGCGCTTTGTATCCCCGTGATAATTTGTACCCTGCAAATGACCTTCTGCCGATGGGAACATCAGAAGCGGGATATCCTGCAATGTATTCAAAACTCTGGGCGGACGAGGGAAACGTCAGGACATTCCGATATCTGATTATTACCTACAAAGCGATGGAGAACGGACAGGAAGTCGAGAAGAAGCTTCAAAGGACAGTCAACACCCACGGAACGGATGACTATAACATGAGCGATAACTGGCTGTTCCGCAATCTTGTCTGGACGGCTGAACAGGTCGGGGCCTACGCGGATGCGATGGTAGCAAAGATGCAAAATATATCGTGGTTCCCGTTTGAGATGTGGTGCGCAGGTCTTCCGTATCTTGAAGCGGGCGATGCGATAGAAATTGCTATGCAGCAGGGAACGTACAAGTCTTATGTCCTGAGAAGGAACCTAAACGGCATCCAGAATCTGCAGGATGAAATGATAAACGGAACTCTTGATATTTTCTAACAGGAGAAAAAAGATGGAAAAACTTTACAACAGAATTGATTGGCACAACAACGCAAGCCCAGCGATAAACGAGACAAACCTTAACAGAATGTCAAAAGCCTTGGACGATATCGATGACAGGGTAATTGCCATTGGTGGCGATGTATTGGAAGTCGTGCCACAAATACAGTCATATCTTGAACAGGCTGACGATCTGGTAGAGGCTCTTGAATTGATGACTGCAAATCCTCCATATATCGGGGCGAATGGTCATTGGTATACTTGGGATACTCAAACAGGAGCATATACGGATAGTGGAATTGATGCAAGTATTACAGTTCAGATTTCTGCAATCACAATGCTTGCTCCCGATGCTACACCTTATGTAGAAAATGAGGGAACGGACACAGATCCAATATTTCATTTATACATTCCCAGAGGACAAACGGGAGCTGCAGGACAGGATGGTGTTTCACCCACGGTTACAATTTCAACAATAACTGGTGGTCACAGAATTACAATTACAGATGAAGATCATCCGGATGGGCAAAGCTTTGATGTAATGGACGGGCAGGATGGTGGTGTTACATCCTTTAATAATAGAACAGGTGCAGTTATGCCACAAAGCGGTGATTATACTGCATCTGATGTTGGTGCAGTAGCATCAAACGGAGGTGAAGCAGGAGATACAATAGTTACCTTCACTGATCCTTCGCAAGATGGAAATATCACAAGCGGAAGTGCATTAAAGACGATAATCGGTCTGATAAAGTACAAACTTTCACATATCACAGGTGGCGGTCACACCATCTTAAACGGTTCGGGTTCAGCAATGACCCAAAGGGGAAAGTTGCAGTTTGTCGGTCTGAATGTCACAGATGATAGCGGAAACGATAAGACCGTAGTGACCGCTCCGACACCCGACTATGCGGATGCTCAATACAGCAGTTCCACAACCTACTCAAAAGGCATGACCTGTATTGAAGGAAATGTAAGATACAGATACAAGAACAGCACCGCAACATCAGGACATCAGCCACCTAATGCTACTTATTGGGAAGTGTTGAGTGTGGCAGATGGGCTAAAAAAAGGGACTTTATTGCAGGAAGTAACAAGCACTACTTTTTCAGATGGCTTTGCAAAACTTTATAATATTATTAGCAACCTATCACAAGCTGAAGTAGATAGAACTTATATCGAGTTCGCAAGAGGTGCTGTTTACAGGTTCGTAAAAAGGGACGGTACTTGGTATGAATATGTATCAGATTGGATTTATGATAGTTCAACGATGTATAAAGCGTATGCAAAAATCGAATCTTCAAGCAGTGCAAAATATCTTTTATTTTCATTTACTACATCGGGAATGTCTGTATTAGACCGTTCAAACGAATCATATAGTGTCCCAGTTAAATTATATTATTAAAAGGAGGAAACCATAAATGAAACTCTACATTGAACAAATCGCAGATGATACGAAAACCGTTGTTGCAACAAAAGAGGACGAACAGAGTGCAAGGATATCTTTTCATAACACTTGCAAGAACCTTTGGAATGATGCAGATACGCAACAGGCAAGAGTGAGGATAACTGACGAACAGTTCAACACCTACGGAACATGGGATGAAGTAATCGACAAGACAGGTGATGACCCCGAAACCGTGACAGGCAAACTGTTCGTGATGGCGGTAAGTAATAACAACCTTATGACCGACCTCATAACAGAGTGGATTCCTAACAAAGCAGGAATAAAGGGTGCAATGGTAGATTATCACGGTAAGTGTGCTATGTACCTTAATGCTCCTGATGTGATACAGGCTAATGTGAGGATAGCAAACGAAACCCTTGACGTTTACAACGGTAAGGCAGAGGAAATCGTATACATACAGCCCGAACCCGAATCCTGATATCCGCCCGCTACGGTTAGAATATAGCGGATGTGTCAAGTTGCCGTGGGCGAGGTTATTCCTTGCTCGCGGCGTTTTTAATGGAGGAAAAAATGAGAACAGACTTAATTGTTGCCGTCATAGTTGCCGTTTTTGCGTCAACAGGCTTCTGGACGCTTATCAATACCATTTATCAGAATAATGCCAAAAGCAAAACGGCGGAAAGGGCTGCACTTGTTGCGCTTCTGCATGACCGGATTTATGGCCTCTCACAGGAGTACATAGAGCGCGGGTATGTCACCATTGAAGAATATGACAATCTCAATTATCTATGGGAACCATACAAGGATCTGGGCGGCAATGGGACGGGAAAGAAGTTAGTGGAACAGGTAAATAAACTGGACATGAAGGGAGAGGCGGAATGATTAAATATTTCAAAGCCATGCCATCTCTAACGAAGTTTATTGTCTTTTCCTTTACCGTGATTCTGATCTACACAGTCGCAGAATTTTTCACCAAGACGCAACACGACACGCTGACCACTTGCCTTTATGCCTGTTTTGGTGGCGAGGTATTATCTTGCGCCCTGATAAAGGTCTTCAAACTGAAGGAAGAAGACAAACCAATCCCCACCACGATGATGTCTGACCTACTCACAGAAGACGAAATAAATGACCTATTGAAGGAGGAAAACAAAGAATGAATAACGGTTTTTTGATAACGGCACTTGCTGCAGTATCTGTTTTGACATCGCTCACGGTGGAGGCTCTTAAAAAGCTTCTGGGCGACAAAATCAAATCTTACAATCTTGCGGCGGCAATAGTCGCAGTAGTTCTGACGATAGCGATTTCTGTCGGATACCTCATTTATACGGGGACGGCCTTTACAGCGCAGATCGCAGTCATGATTGTCGCACTGGTTTTTTTATCATTTCTCTCTGCGACTGTTGGCTTCGACAAGATTAAGCAGCTGATAGAACAGCTTCAGAGGTAATAATATGGCAACAAAAGCACAGCAAATCGCATTCATAAATATGATTGCACCCATAGCAAGGGAACAGGCTCGAAAGCATGATAATAAAATCTTCGTCTCGGTATGTATCGCACAGGCAATCCACGAAAGCGGGTGGGGAACTGCTCCAAAGATGGTTAATGCAAATGCCCTGTTTGGTGTCAAGGTAGGAAAATCGGCATATAAATTCGGTACGGCCTGGAAGGGCACAGCTTATAAGACCGGCACGACAGAATATTATGACGGGGTAAATCCGACAAGGATTGTGGACTTTTTCAGAGCCTACGACAATGTGACAGATGCCACAGAGGACTATTTTGATATGCTCTGCCAATGCCAGAGGTACAAACCCGCATTGAACAGAAGAACCCCGGCAGAGTGTATCAACGCTATTGTGGCGGGGGGATATGCGACGGGTCCGCAGTACGCAACGGCTATTATGAAACTGATAAACGGATATAATCTGACCGCATACGACAACGGAACTATCCCGCAGACGGCTCCACAGGTCGGTCAGTATGTCCCCGGCAAGGTTTACACCCTTCAGTCTGATCTCTATGTCAGAGAAAAACCGGAGGGAACCAAGCTTAAATTTGACGCTCTGACGGAAGACGGCAAGAAAAACGGCTTCTTTGATAATGAAGGCTGCGCGATCCTGCGCAAGGGTACACGGATCACCTGCAAGGCCGTGTCAGGTAACTGGATGATGATCCCGTCTGGATGGGTTTGCATCAACAACTCCAAAGGCACCTATATAATATAATCAGCTTACTATCATTTTTCGTATCCTTTCTTTTCTTTGGGCATCGGTTTTCCGGTGCCCTTTTTTTATTATACAGAGTGTTCAAGTTCAAATTGCATTTCAAATTGCATTCATTATGTCATGAGTGCCACAACCCGCATGAAATGGGCATTCTTTGTTATGACATTTGTGGGATAAAATGATGTCAAATTATGGCAAAAATGCCCGAAAATACAGTATTTATGCGGGTTTCAGACACAAATTCGAATCCTGTCACCCCGAGGCGATTTCTCTGCGTGGTTGAGCGGTTCTTCAAATTTCAAATTGCATTTCAAATTGCATATTATGTTGCACTTTTCCTGTCGAATTTCTGCAGATGCTCCTCCAGCTTGTCGGCGTAGTAGTCTGACATGGACTTGATGTTGTTCTGATATACACTTTTCATCACCGGAGCATTCCCTGCACGGGACCATCCGCCAAAATCGGCGGTATAGATGTCTGGTATGTTCAGGACTGCGGCGGTGGATGCGAAATAATGCCGCAGATCGTGAAATCTGATAGATATACCTAATTTGTCCCGGAGGCGGGCAAAATGGTTTGTGATTACTCCAGGGGTGCAAGTCACAACACGGCCTGTTCCTTGTCCGAGATCGGGCACACGGATGGTCCTGTCAGATCCTTCAGTCTTTGGTCGTTCTTTGATGATCCACTTTTTGTCCGAATCCATAATCATATCGGCATGGATATGGGCAAAACCGTCCTGAATGTCCTCATACATCAGGGCGCAGATTTCACCACGGCGCATCCCTCTGATTCCCAGCAGGATCGCTTTGTGTAAATTCCCTTGAGAGTTATCGAGAAGGGCTTGTATGGCTTCGTCAGACGGCGACACAGGGCGTGAAACCTTTTTGGGCGGTAAACTGACCCTATAATTGATATCGGGCTGAAATAGAGCCACAGACGCACGCACAAGGGCCATATTGTTGCGGATGGTCTTTTCTGATTTGCCCTCAATGGTTAAGTGAGTCACAAAAAGTTGAAGATCCTCTGATGTGAGGTTTTTAATTTTCTTTGGGCGCAGTTCATCCAGGTCATGCTTTGCCGATCGGAGATATTCCCGCAGTGTAGACGGGGACAGAACGCCCGATTTGCTTTCGATATATCTGTCAATGGCTTCACCCACAGTGATGTCAACATATCTCTGGCGCTTCTTGTTGGCCTTGTATTCAGCGGCCTTGAGTTCTGCCTCCGCTTTGGTTCCGGCAGTGAATGATATATATTTCCTCTTTCCATTCTCTGTGTGGGAATAGACATAGGTTTGCCAGGCTCCAGAGGGAAGTTTTTTTGCTTTAGGCATTATTTATCACCTCTATTTCTATTACAGGTTTATTCAGATCCTTTTCCATTAGTCGGACTTTGAAGGATGCGTTAGGATATGTGTTTTTAAGGAATCCACTATTTTCTTTTGGTAAGGCACCTATATCAAGACCGCTTTGAGGATCTACAACAAGGAAAAACGGTTTACCTTCCCAGTAGGCCGTCTCTAACAGAAGCGGACAGTTGGGGGATAAATTATTGATAACATCCTTTCGTTTTATGCCTTCATTTTTTCGACATTCAGCAAAACATCCAACAACATCGGATATTATGGCACCATTTCCTTTGCTTTTGCTTGTTGTTTTGGGATTTTTGTACTCATTAAATGCTTGAATAACATCGATGATCCATCCGATCCCAAAAAGTCCAAAAGTGAAAAGATATAATACGCCAAGCCCTGTTTGTCCTTTGTAGAAACGGTAAACACCAGCCCAACCAAAAAATATAGCGAAAATTATTCCTATCATTTTTTATCCTCCTTTTTGTTGATTAATTTGGAGTAAGACAAAAGCCGACGAACTGCATCACGAGTAGTTTTGTCAGAATTACGATACTCAATAATCATATTATGTTCATCCAGCGTGTAATCACAGTCAGCAAGATCCTCTACAAGCGCAGCTTTAGACACTCCAAAGTATCTTGCAAGTTTCTCAATGGCATCAATACGGGGATAGGTTTTTGCATTTACCCAGTCAGAAAAAGTATTCTGTTTGATGTTCAGAGCCTTGCAAATGTCAGTCGCTTTTGCATTATTCAGATCCATGTACTTTTGAATGTTTTTTGCCATTATTTCTTTGTTCTCTACCATTGCATTAACCTCCTTGCTGATATTATCGGATAAAATGCAAAAAAAATCAAATAAAACGAAAATCACTATTGACAATATCGGTTTAACCGATTATAGTATCTTGTGTCGGGAGACAAACAAAACACTAAATATTGAAAGGAGGGAGACAAGTGGCAATAACATTAAAGGCGTTGAGAGTGAATGCGGGTCTTGACCAGAAGACTGCTGCAGCGCAAATCGGAGTGACACCGGAGACATTGGGAAAGTGGGAAAATGGAAAAACATTTCCTGATGTCCGGCAGATCACAAAGATTGAAGAACTGTATCATGTTACCTATTCAGACATTAATTTTTTGCCTACAAATATCGGTTTAACCGAAGAAGGGGAGACATGAACCGCTCAAGCATTATCCGTGAAGCCTTCAAACGGGCAGGCATCAAGTCCGATCTGGCGATCAGTAACGAGCTGGGAATGGAATACAAAAGGTTACACTGCCGGAGACTGAACGATGTCGGGAGTATCACCCTGGCGGAGTTGTGGCTGATGCAACGACACGGAGCTTTCACGGATGAAGAGATTTTGAAAATCGCAAAAAATGAACCGCCCACAGAGCAAGTGTGAACGGTTCAAAAAGAAAATTCAACTGTAAACATTGTAACAAAGAAAGAAAGGAAATTCAACTATGGCAACAAAGAAGGAAGAAACAGTTCAGATCAAACCACTTGACATTCAGAAGATAAACATTCGTATCGTTGGCGACACTCCGCTGATAGTTCACGCATGGAGCGACAAGGCAAAGAAGATGATGCTTGATGCTCAGATGGGAGCAACAAAGACATCGGCAAAAGAAAAGAGAGATCCTTTTGATGATTTCATCCAGAGTCTGTATTGGCTTGAGGGAAAACCGGAAACTTCTACACCTGATGCGTTCGCAAAAGCGGTGAAGAAAGGCGCAAAGTGGGGATTTCCCGTTGGGGCAATTAAGCAGGCAGCAAATTCCGCAGCATATCGTCTGAAGTGGGTTAAAAATCAGATGGAGCTGAGAGGGTCATATTTCCTCAATACAGAGTGGGGCGATATGTACGAAATCAAAGGAAGTGTGCCGGAGATTCGTGAAGATATGGTCAGAATTGGAATGGGTTCGGCAGATTTGAGATACCGTGGAGAGTTCAAAAACTGGTATACGGATTTGACTCTTGAATACAACGCATCAGGCGGAATGAGTCTTGAACAGATCATTAACTGTATCAATGCCGGGGGATATGTTTGCGGACTGGGCGAGTGGAGACCTGAGAAAGACGGATCGTTTGGAAAGTTCCATATCGAAACAGCATAAGGCAGGCGGGGCAGTGTTTGGTTGGTTACTGTTGGGTATGTCAGGGACGGGTCCGGAGCGGTCAGGTACGGCAGGCGAGGTTAGGCGAGACAGGTTCAGGCCGGGCACGGCAGGGTTCGGTGAGGCTAGGCAAGGTTTGGCAAGGCAGGCAAGGCGGGGCGAGTTGGTGTGCGGTGCGTTGCGGCTCGGAGAGGTCCGTAAAGGCGTGGCAGGCGAGGTTCGGTATGGCAAGGTAAGTCAGGGTAAGTCAGGGTCAGAAGTGGCGTGACATGGTCCGGCAGGCATGGATGCCAATTTTATAGGAAAGGAGGAAAAATCAACGATGGTTTATCAGTGGTCTAATTACAATTACAAAGTCAAAGCACAGGTTGTCGGCGAAGAAATCGAGAAGATAAAAGCCAAAGAAGGCGCGATATCTTCTGAAATAATCGTAAAAAATGCAAAATCCGCTAATAGCCCTCTACATCCTTTGTTTGAATGGAATGACACGGTGGCAGCCGACAAGTTCCGCAAGTATCAGGCAAATCAGATCCTTCATTGTTTGGTAATTGTTGAGGAAGACAAAGAACCGACCAGAGCATTTGTCAATATTGAATCAGGAACAAAACCAGGTCAAAAAGGTTTATTCCTTAACATTCAAGATGCTTTAACCAATGAAAACACGCGAGAAGTTGTCTTGAGAAATGCTTATGCCGAATTGATAGCATTCAAACAAAAGTACGCAAAACTGTCTGAATTGGCAACGGTAATAATCGCAATTAATGAAGTAATTTCAGAGTAGGAGGTAAAGATGCACGACAAAAAACACTGGGCCCTTTTGGTTGGGATTTTAATGGGAATGCTGATCGGCAGACTTACGATTCCGGACACCGTTTGGGGCGCGGAGCTTCAACCAGAGATCAAACCCGTCAATATCACCGTATACTATTCAGAAAATCCGACAGGATGCCGTGGCGATCGGATGCGTGAAGGTATCGCAGCAGGCCGTCAGGAATGGTACGGGAAGGCGGTCGTGATTTATTTGAACGACAACGGAAAGCCAGGAGAGGTGATCGGTGTGTTTGAGATTCTGGACACAGGGTACGGCAAGGACACCGGCAAAGGTGAAAGCAAAGTAAAAAAGGGCCGGCACCTTGGAACGATAGAAACAGGTCAGACGGTAGACATCTACCGGGACAACTACGAAAGATGCGTCGAGATCATGAAGCTGACCGGAGGAAAAGCATTCTATCAGCTGATAGAGGCAGAAGGATGAAAGGAGAAAAAACATGAAAGACAACAGTAAAATCACAATCACAATCGCGGAGTACAAGAGGCTTTTGCAGGCCGACATCATGCTGGACATCATGACCAACAGGGCGAAGTCAGAAAAATACTTCAACGGATCAGAGGTCAAGGCAATGCTGGGAATACCTGAGAAGGAGGACGAGGAATGAGCGAGGTTAATTGGAAGGATCTGGAAGAAGAACACGCAAGACTGCTTTTGTTCAGAGACAACATCGAGAATTTGTATCACGACACGATCAGCAACCACGAAAGCACCATCAGCATTCATGCGATCGGTGATCTGCTGTTGAAACTGGGCGAGACGAAGGAGGTTGAGATCATATGACCCCAAAGGAAAAGATCATTGATGAGCTGAAGAAGACCGAAAGAGACGGCATTGACAACCTCATCACCGCAATGGAAGAGGGCAAATTCTTCACGGCACCATGCTCCGGGTCCTTCCATCTGGCAGAGCCGGAAGGACTGGCAAAACACTCTTTGAATGTTCTGGAATATGCCAGAAAACTCAATGAAGCCTGGGGAAGGCTTATCGCTGATGACAGTCTGGTTATTGTCAGCTTGCTACACGATCTGGGGAAGATGGGGGCATTCAACAAGCCGAATTATGTTGAAAATGTGCTCAAGAGCGGAAAGGCAGCGGCTAAACCGTACAAGACGAACCCTGACTTGCTCTATGTCCCGCATGAGATCAGAAGCATTGTTGAGGCTGAAAGATGGATTTATCTGTCAGAGAATGAGGAGTTCGCCATTCTGTACCACAACGGCATGTATTCAGAGCTGAAATACTCATACTCCGGCAAGGAAACAATTTTGTCATTGATCCTGCACTTTGCAGATCTTTGGTGTTCAAGGGTTGTTGAGATCGAAGACGAAGGAAAGGAGGAAAAAGAATGATCGGTGAGATTTGGAAAGAGCCAGGCAAGACCGGTAGGGTGTTTGTGGTTTATCCGCAGAAGGTCAAGGAAGAGGATGCCATAAAGGAAAACGCAACGGAGAAGCATATCAAAAAATCGGATCTGAAAGCCGTGACCGGATGGACCTACAAGGGCGAGCTATACATCTGCAAGGACGCTCCGGCAAAGAAGGCAGTAAAGAAAACGGTTGTTATTAGAAAGGGGTGAGGATATGGGACTTCCTGTTTTGCTTTACGGAAAATCCGGGTCCGGCAAAAGCAGATCACTCAAGTTCTTTGGCGAGGACGAGATACTGCTTATCAATATAGAAGGAAAGGCGCTGCCTTTTAGAAAAACCTTCAAATATATATGCCGGACGGATTCTCTGGACACCATTATAACACAACTTAATAAAATGCCCTGCAAAACGGCGGTAATTGATGATGCAGGGTATCTGATGACACATCACTTCATGGACAACCACAGGAACAAGAAGGGCAATGCAAGTTTTGATATGTACGATGACATTGCCGACACCATGTACTTTCTTGTCCAGAAGATCAAGAAGGATGTGCCGGAGGATGTCATTGTTTACATCATTCTGCATGAGGACACCAACGACATCGGAGAGACGAAGATCAGGACCATCGGCAAGCTGATAGATAACAAAGTCTGCCTGGAGGGAATGGTCACAATCTGTATCAGGTGTATGTCAGACAATGGCAAGCACTTCTTCAGAACACAGACAGACGGGTTCGACATCACAAAAACACCCGAGGAGCTCTTCGCTGATGATGAAGTTGAGATTGAAAACAATCTGAAGTATGTGGATGAAAAAATAAGAGACTTTTACGGATGGAGTTAGAAACATGAGAAAGCCATTATCACTTGAAAATCAAAGATTCGGACGATTGCTTGTTATTAAAAAAGTTGGTTCAGATGCGAATGGAAATTCACTCTGGGAATGCAAATGTGATTGTGGAAAGACAATAGTTGCACATAGTCAGCGTTTGAAAATAGGTAAGACAAAGAGTTGCGGTTGCTACAATTCAGAATTGGTTATTGCAAGAAATAAAGCCGGAACAAAATACAACGCAAGGAATAATCGTTTGTATCGCATTTATTACGGTATGAAAACACGCTGTTATAACTCAAACGAAAAGCATTATGAAGATTGGGGCGGTCGAGGAATCATCATTTGTGATGAATGGTTGAACAGTTTTGAATCCTTCCAAGAATGGGCGTTGTCACATGGTTACAGAGACGATTTGAGCATTGACAGAATCAACAATGATGGAAATTATGAACCGTCTAATTGTAGATGGGCAACGGCAAAAGAACAGGCAAACAATAGAAGGTCAAGCAAACATAACAAAAAGGAGAAAAAAAGATGAAAAAACCAACTAATTATGAGAACACGCAGGCCGGAGGGGATTTTGTCCCCGTCACATTGGGCGGTCATTATGCCGTCATCAAGAATGTCTCTGAAAGGGAGACAAAAAACGGAGATCCGATGGTTGTCGTGAGTATCGACTTTGACAAGAAGGACCCACAGGCAGGGTATTTCACGGAACAGTTCAAGAAGGATGTCAGACCTGACAAGAAATATCCGAACCAGGCAGTCAACTACATCACAACGGAATACGGCGGAGCTTGTACACGCGGATTCAAGTCATTCATGAAGGCCTATGCCGATTCGAACGGGATCAAGGAGACAGACATCAAGTGGGGCAATGATTTCGCTTCACAGTTCAAAAACAAGAAGATCGGAGTTGTCTTTGGAAATGTTGAGGAGACCTACAACGGCGAAACCAAAATGCGCCGCAAGATCAGATGGTTTTGTGATTACAACAAAGTCACAGAACAGAGCATCCCCGCTGACAAGTTAGAGAAGGCATCCGCTGCCGCTTCCAGTAATTCAGATGATGGCTTTGTGAATGTTCCTGAGGGAACAGATGAGGAGATCCCTTTTGATTAAGATCGGAGTCGATAAAAATCAGCTCATCGGTAAGCATGGGGCCTCAAACAGGCGCAAACATTCCCAGATGATGCGTGAGGGGGTGGAACTTGTACCCTTGCGCATCCCGTTTGGGGATTACATCAGGATCACCGACGACATCCAGAAGATTATCGACGAGCGCGGAGCTGAAAACATTCACAAGAAGGATCTGCAGGACCTTATCATTTTGAGCATTGACACAAAGAAGAGTCTGGTTGAAATTGCCGGAAATGTGTGCAGCCAACAACACGAACGATTCCGCGAGGAGCTTATCAAGTCACAAGGACGGCTGATCATACTCATAGAAGAACCGCTTGAATGCCTGGAAGATGTTTGGTGGTGGGAAAATCCACGGCTTAAATACAACTCAAGGGCAGTCAAGGGCAAATCACTATACAAAAGCCTCTGCACGATCCGGGACGAATACGGGGTTGACATCCGATTTTGCGACAGGAAGGAAGCAGGACGGGAGATCATAAAGATTTTAGGAGAGAACACATGAGTACTGGATATGTAAAAATTTTCAGAAGTATAGAAGAAAATGTTTTATGGCAGGATGCAGAACCGTTCGGAAAAAGAGCCGCATGGATAGATTTAATACTCATGGCAAATCACAAAGATAGTTCGTTCTTGATGGGGGTGTCAAAAATCAACATTAAACGAGGTCAAAAATGGACATCATTAGGACACCTGGCTGATAGATGGCATTGGAGCAGAGAACGAGTGAGCCGATATCTCAATTTACTTGAAAATGAAGGGATGATATGGCAGGAAAGGACAAACCGCGGATTGCTGATAACGATAGTAAATTACAGTGTTTACCAAGATTTTTCGCCAACAACCAAACAGCCAACAAGTCAGCCAACAAGTCAGCAAACGAGAATCAGTCAAGACATCAAACAAGACATCAAACAAGTCAGCCAACGAGTTACAAACAATAATGTTAAGAATGATATTAAGAATGACATTAAAAATGAATATAAAAATGTCAATAAGCGCTCCGCGCATTCAGATTTTTTTGTGGAGGAATAAATGAGGAACGATGGACTAATAAACGAAACAGAATTACGGAAGGCGATCGCGCAGCTAAAACCAGACGGTGAACTGTTTGAGATCAGGATCATGGGGAATGGCAAACCTATCAGCGGGTATTTCAGAGACGCGGACACACTGATCGAGGCATTTAAGACCGTGGACCTGAGGAACACCAATACATACATCACACTCAACAAGCCGATGGACTCTTTATACAGTCGGCAGCAGGCGAACAGATTCCTGGCAGTAAAGAACACTACATCGGATAAAGAGATAGAGGTCATTGAATGGCTGTTCATAGACTTTGACCCGATAAGGCCGACAGGGATATCCAGTACAAAGGAAGAATTAGAAGCGGCTCAGGAATTGGCGCAAAAGGTTTATGTGTTTCTGAAGGGGCAGGGATTTGAGGAACCGGTCAAGGCCTTCAGCGGGAACGGGTACCATCTTCTTTACAGAATCGGACTTGCAAACAATGAGGACAATATCAACCTGGTTAAACGCTGCCTTCACTCATTGGCGATGCTGTTCAACAACGACATTGTAATGGTCGATACGGCGAACCATAACCCAAGTCGAATATGCAAGCTGTATGGCACGATGGCACAGAAGGGTTCAAGCACAAGTGATCGGCCTCATAGGTTGGCGCTGATAGATGGTGATGTGAAGGACCTGAGGCAGACCCAAAAGATATACCTTGAGAAGTTGGCAGGAGAAATCGAAGAGGAAGAAATCAGACCGGCAAAGTACAATAATTATTCACCGTCAGAATTTGACATTGAAGACTGGATGAATAATTACGGCATAAAGTACACGGTCAAGGCCGGTAATGGATATACAAAATATATCCTGGATGAATGCCCGTTTGACTCCAACCATACGGCACCTGATTCCATGATACTGAAACAACCATCCGGAGCGATCGGCTTTAGATGTCTTCATAGTTCTTGCGAGGGTAAAAAGTGGCAGGATGTACGGTTGAAATTTGAGCCGGATGCCTACGAAAAACGAAACGAGGATTTTTACAGGGCAATAGAGGAAGGATGGAAACGGCACAACAGGGACAGGAAGAAGAAGGAAATCAATGTCGAGAATGGGCCGACATGGGAAACGGTTGAAGAGATCATCCAGAAGCCTACACCGGACAATGAATACATCAAAACCCACATTGACATCATCGACAAGAAGACCCATGGACTGATGAAGGGTGCGGTCAGTGTATGGAGTGGGTTGCGTGGTTCGGCAAAGTCAACCATCCTGTCACAAATTGCACTTCATGCCGTGAATGATGACCACAATGTCCTGTTCTACTCTGGAGAGCTTACCGACAAACGGTTCTCACGGTGGTTAATCCAACAGGCAGCGGGAAGACAATACGGCAGGGAATACGAAAAGGACGGAAGCACATACTACTTTGTACCGGATGAAATCAAGAACAAGGTAGCGCGGTGGATCGGTGATCGGTTATGGGTTTACAACAACAGCTACGGATCAGAGTATGAAAAACTCATGAACGAGATTGAAGCGCAGATCCTAAAATCAAAGCCTGACCTTATCATCCTGGATAACCTTATGACCATCAATGTCGGCGATCTGGACACGAACGAATACAGAGCACAAACAACCCTGATGTTGAATTTGGCGGAGATGGCAAAGAAATACAACTGTCATGTGGCGCTTGTGGCGCATCCGCGGAAGACAGTCACATTCTTGAGGTTGACGGATATATCGGGAACTGGGAACATTGGAAATCTTGTTGATTCTGCTTTCATCGTGCACCGGAATAATCACGACTTCAGAAAGGGTTATATCAATGAGTTCTGTGATCCCAAAAAGGTCAAAGAAGATGATATCAACCTTCACTTTAAGCAGGGGACAAACATCATCGAGATCGCAAAGGACAGAGAGGCGGGCATACAAGACGAATTCATCCCGTTGTACTACGAAATTGAAAGCAGGCGGATGTTAAATGACCGAACGGACGTGATCAAGTTCAAATGGACTACGGAGTGGATGGAACAGGAAGAGGAAGAGGATTTTATGGATGCGGAATGTGACCCGTTCGAACAGGAGGAATGATGGAAGAGAACAAATTGAGAAAATTCAACAAGATTTTCAACGAGCTCTGGAAAATCTTCAAGAAATATTCAGATCCAGACGATAGCGACGAGTTCTGGCAAGGTCTGCGGGATGAAATGTCAGCACTGAATGATTATTTCAGAGACCAGGGCGACGAGGATCTGAAGGACACGGCGGAGAAGTTGGCGGTCAGCACAATGTTGAGCATACAGAACATATACAGACGGAAGGAGGGGCGGATGTGATACAGATACAGGAAGCATTCCTTGACGAGCTGGACAAGTGGGAATGTATGGGTGTGAATGTCGGGAAGGCAATACGGAAGCAGATCATCCCGTCAACTCTTCCAGAGGTTGAGGTCGAGGACGGAGCAGACGAGGACGGTAAGACAATACTATACACGAAACCATACTGTCCAGACTGTGAGGAAGTCTCATACAGTGGGCGGTATTGTCAGAATTGCGGGAGGAGGTTGAGGAAATGACCTGTCCGAGGTGCGGATCTGAAAATATAACCGTCTATTGTGGACGGAATGAAGGCAAGACATATAAGCGGTATAGACGGTGCTTGAGTTGCTATGTGACATTTACCACCAGAGAGAGCGCCGTTGATAACGCAAGAATAAAGGATCAGAGGAGGGAAGCGTGAGCAAACAGAAATATCCGGTGCCTATTGCACAATTCAAATATGTGTCAATGGCAAAAGACAGAATAAACGAGGTTACAGTCAGGAAGGTTGCAGCATACCGAGACACGGTTTGGATCGGTGAAGAGCTGAAGATCCCGCAGGGCAGACGGGCAAGGGTTATCAGAAAACATCCGTGGATAGTTGAAACGAGCAAAGGCGTGTTCCAGTGGATAGACCTTTATCTGATGAACACAAGGAATGTCGATAGTACGGAGTCAGGATATGAATATTTCGAGTTGTAAAGAATAGGACATCCCGTTCTGGGCGGACAACGACGGCGGGTTGTGGTGCTATGTGGACGGGTGCAAGGAAAGAGTGGAGGAATCAGAACATGAGCAAAATGTCAGAATTAGCAAGCCAGCTTGAGGACATACATATCGGCAAAAGAATAAGCTGCCGAACATGGCACGATCTGAAGGTCAAGGCG